ACAGAGTACAATTCTTTAATTCCGAAGTCAGTCATAAAAATTCACTCCTTAGAAAATAGGGAGGGATTTCTCCCTCCCTTGAAAGTTGAGTATTAAGTTTTATTGGATTATGAACGGTTCTTAGGTTTAACTTGAGGTGCAGCAGTAGCATTTGTTGATGTAACACCTGTAGGTGTTGTTCCATCTGTACTTTCTGTACCACTAGCATATGTAACTCTCTTAGATTCGGGAACTACTGTTTCAGCACTTACTGTTGAAAGATCAGGAGCTTTCTTTGTAAAGCCATCGAATGCAGGAACAAAGTTCATTTGTCCGCCAGCAATACTGTCATCTTCATCATCGTCATAATCAGCAAATTCATACTTAACAAATCTAACCATTTCGCCGTCTTCAGGACGAAGAACTTGAAGGTTAAAGTTAAATGTAGCAGGATCACTATCTGCGCTCATTTCAAGAGTCTGTTCAGCAGTCATCTTTGCTTTAGGAATAATGAACTGGAAGTATTCATCATCACCATTTCTTTCATTCTTAATCATTGTGTCACCGACAACATAATATGTGCCAGGGAATGAATCAGGTTCAATCTTAATGATTGCCTTAGATTTTACAAGATGATTCCAAGTTGCATAAAGAACGTCACCTTCTTTAAGACCTTGTGCAGTTGTTAAAGCAGTTGTGCTACCATTCTTATAGAAAAGAATGTTTGTAGCTGTATCTCCTGCAGTACCATAAGAAACAGAAACTTCTTTACCAAGGCCATTAACTACTTTACCATCAACTTTTACTTCAGGATAAGTGTTATTTTCTTTTACAACTACTCTTGCACTCTTAAGTACTGTACCAAATTCTGTAGTACCACTTGCGGCAGTATCACCATATACATTACCATCACCGAGCATAACTGCGAGTGACTTTGGAGAGAAGAGAGCATCAGTAATTGTAACATTGATTTCCTTATTGAAGTCCCAAACGATTAACTTACCATTACCTTTACCGCCGCGGGCTTCAGAAGTCTCTGCGGTCTGTTCGATGGAAGTAACTTTCAAACTATCAAGAATAAGAACAGGATAGTCGGGATAACCAGCTTTGTTGATGTGGTAGAATGTTACGTCGGCACATTCTTTAAGACCATATCTTTGAAGTATATCAGCCATCTAATAACCTCCTTTAAATATCTAATTTTTCTAACCAACTTTTTGGTTTTATCTTCTTTGGATCTGCGCCTGCGGCAATCATACGCAAGTCCAAGTCATATTTATATTTAGCTTGCGCGCAAGTAAAAAGTTTACGGAATTGGTAATAAGTTAAATTACCCACATTATCAAAAGTAATGCCCACATTAAAACAAATCAGTTTTGTAAGGGCATCGTCTAATGCCATTCCATCGCTTTTCGCTGCGGCACGTCTTTTTGCTTCTGCAACTTGTTCTCTTCTTAATCGGAATTTTCGTTGCATAGCGTTTTCGTTTTTTGGAATAGGCTCAGGTACTGGAAGACAATTCTGCGCCCGCAGTACCATTTGAAAATCTTCAAAATTCTCTTCATTGAGGACTTTACTTTTATCTATATCTCCTACAAAAATTTCTTTTGTATCTATGGAAATATGAACCTCTTCCTTAATAAATGTAAAAAATGCTTTTTGTAACTCTAATAAAAAATTGTCATTGAGACTGGCACTAAGTAACAAATATTCAAAAGAAGTGAAAGATTGGTCTATTCCTGCCTCTTTCATTTTCTTTTCTACTTCGCGCGCATCTAGGGTAAGCAATCCAAGATATTGTTCAAATTTCTTTTCTCCAAGTCCAAAAATCTCTTTCATTCTTAAAGGATAAATGAAACAAATATCTTGGAAATTTTCTGCACCACCCAAAAATAATTTATTCTTATCAATCGAAAACATGAATATAAAACTCCATTCTATAACAAGACATAATATCTGTTACAAGTTGAAGGGAAAAACCTTCATATTCTATCTTACCAAGACTTTCAACCCTTTTTCCTTTCAGTTCTTTTTCTATCTCTGTCATTATTAAAAATGGACGTAAATTAATATCATTTAATTTCCACTCAGTTAAAGGTACATAGACAAGAACATCAAGTGCAATATCTTTAAATTCCTTATTCTCCATTACTGTTCCACTGTTATACATTACGACAACAGTAGATTCAGTATCATCAGAGTGTTCATTTACAAGAGGAACAACTTTAAGGTTTTTATCAAGTGCAATTGAAGGATCAACCTCTTCTTTATCTTGTGAAAAAGGATTGTTATCTGTATATTTTAAAAGACGTAAAAGTCTTTTATTTTGTGATAATTTAGTGACAATTTTTAATAAGTTAGTTCCAAGCTCAGAGGAATTACGAATTGACATTATCTTTCTTACCTCCTAACCAAAAACTTTGAATTTCAATTGGGAGTTGTGCCTGAGAGTTTATATCAAGAATTGTGGTTCCAATCTCTTTTGCCAATATAACAATTTTATTACCAATAGACTTATCTGTATCAATCTGCGCGCAGGTCGTATCAGAAAGCGTAGGATTAATAGTATCAGTTCCTGTTATTGTATATGTGACTTCTTGTCCCATTGTAATAACATCTGGTCCAATTATTCCTATTTTAGTTTGTGGTTGAATAGATTTAAAAGTAAAATCAAAATCTTGAGTAGTTTCTTCTTGACCTTTAATTTGAACTCTTAATCTAGCAATAGTTACCGGCCAACCGCGCGCCAGAGTAGGATTAATAATAAAAGGTTCTCCACTATAGAATTTTCCATCTTCATTTAAAGAAATAACTTCAAAAGGAATATAATCTGGAACATCCCTTTCAGTTGGAACAGGTTCTATTTCAACTGTTCTTTCTCCAATACGAGATTCTTGTTTATAAAATGCGGTAAAAGTGACTTGAGTCTCTGTATGTGCGTCTAATTCAAAATTTTCTCCCAAATCAGTAGTAATATACCAATTCGCACTTTCATCTCTACCCGCGACAGGAATATCATCATTTTTATCTGTTAAATATTCTTCAAGAGTAATATACATTACTCCATTAACACTAATTTTATCGAATCCAGTAATGCGCCAGGTTTCTCCACCAATAGTAACTTTATTATTCTTTTTAATACTTGCATCCGCCGGCATTATGATAGAATATCTTTTGTTTGGAAGAAAAACTCCTGATTCCGCAAATTGTATACGGAATTTAAGATTTATATTCTTATCACGCGCGCCACTACCGCCGCCTACTGCGTGAACTGGACTAGAATGGTAAATACCATCTACATACCATTCCATTTTTTCTTCTAATTCTATAACTGTATAACGATTATGGCTTCCAGTAGTATAAGGATCTACTGCATATGCAAGCCAGGGATGTTCTCTTTTTTGATGTCTAACATCCATAAAATAGAGTAATTTTCCCATTTGAATTTTTCTATTACAAGGAACTAAAAGATAATCTACAATCTCATCTTGATCATATTCTTTAGTTTGAAGAATTCCTAAATAATCTGGCGGCATTTCTGCCTCATCCCAATTATTTAATCCTTCCCAAATAGAAACTTGATTAGGAGATTTTTTTAAAATTGTTTCTTCAAAATCATACTCTCTTTTGTTTTGTATGCGTTCTTGAATATTGTTCCCGAAGCGATTAATTCTCTTTAAATATATTTCATCAAAGTATCCCATTAATCACTCAACCCCGTAATTAAATTCATACATTCAAAAACAGTTTTTCTAAAATATTCATATCTTAAAAAGCGGAGAGATTGAGTCTTGCGCAACAATCTCTCATAGTTTATGGTTTTATTATCTTCCTCAAAACCAAGTAATTCAATTACAATAGTATCAAGAAATTTTTCCCATTCTCCGCCTTTTTCTCTCTCATTCAATAAGCCAAAATACTTACTTTTTAGCTTATTTTTATATCCTTCGCTAACTATCATTTTCCAGCTAAGTCAGAGTAAGAAAAAGATTTTCTGTACCCTTCCTCATTAGTTTTTGAGCGGTAGAATATTCTTTCTAATTCCGCCGCCTTAGTTTTACTTTGCGCAAGGAGAGATATGAATTGTTTTAGTAAATTTGCAGGGGACCAATCTCTTTCGTCATACATAACTTTTACATTCTCCCAAGTATGAATAGTGCGGCTAAGCCACTCTACTTTCATATACTCAGAAATTATATCAATTTCTTCAGGAGAAAGAGTATCTTCAAATCCATTCTCATCTCTTACAAGACGATGAGTAGGAAATTTAAAATATGGTAAAGCATTTTCAAGTATTGACCGCCAATCTGCTAGGGCCGCCGAGGTAGGAACTGTTTCAAGAGGTCCTTCAGGAACAAGTTCATCAACTAGTTTTTCCTCATATTCTTCTGCCCAGTCGTCTGAAATAATTTTACTTAAAAATGCGTCATAGACTGTTTGATATGGAGTTGCCATTTAAAACACCTCCGTGTATTATTCATCGACTTCTTCTTCTTGTGTTATTTCAATAGTTTTAATGATATCGCGGCCTGTGAGCTTTTTGAAATAGATATTCTTTGCATAGTCCATATATCCTTTTTCAATTGCAACATCAACAAATCTTTGCTGCTGAACTGGAGGCAGCTCATCTACTACTTTCTTTAAATCTGCAAGATTGAGAGTAGTTAATTTTTCATAAACTTCTTCTGAAGAAAGAATAGTAGGCGCATGTTCAATATTGCCCTTTTCATCTTTTACTTCAAGGCCATATTCAATTCTTGCATCTTCATCATCAATATAGAGAAGACCATTTTCAAACATAGCCATAACACTTGGAGTATAAATTGCTTGGTCAAGTACATCTTTATCAATGATATGTGTTTGACCTTCTTTTGTAAAATCACGAGAATAATGATATTCGGGTAAATAAAGATTAATATTTGAACTAATCTTACTTATGAGTTTAATTTTCTTTGACATTATAAAATCCTCCTTTTACTCAATTAGGGCCAGCCATAAGACTGGCCCTTAATCAAAATTTAATTAGCTAATTTCATAGAAGCCCCAGTTATTACCAGTAACAACTGCAGTACCAATCTTTGTATAAGCCTGAATTTCCATAGAACGATCTCTATTCTTCCAGTCATCAACAATCATGCCGCCTTCCATAAGGACTTTAACAACCTTTTCTCCATTTGAAGGAAGAACAAAGCAGAAATTACCACCGAAGATTTCTGTTGTATTTGTTTCATCTTCAAAAGAAACAGGAAGAACGATAACAGGATAGCCGCCACGGAATGTAAGAACATGACCATAACGATGAATTGCATCGATATCATCAGGAGCATAAATTCCTTGATAATTTGCACTACCAGCAACAATTGCATCAGGACCCATACCATCAGCAAATTCTTGAGTTGCAACAATTACGGGAGAACCATATGCAGCAACTTTACGAACAATGCCCTGAAGAGCAGTTTGATTATAAGCATTACCTGTTGTCTTGTTTGCAGGAATGATAACATTTCTTGCGCCAGCAAGCATAGCACCATAAACTTCCTTCCAGATAGCAGTAATAATACCATCCATAAGTGCTTCCATATAATCTGCCCAATCTTCATCACCAGAAAGGAATCTTTCAAAGTCGATATAAGCAGCATCGCCGATTACGAATGTATTAACATCAATGATGTCTGTATCAAGACGGAAAGCTTCATAAACGCCACTAGCAGTAGCTCTTGTAGCAAACTTTCTTGCACGAAGCTTACCTTTCTTAATTTTGAATTGAGGCTTTGTTCCATGATCATAATTTCTAATATCAGCAAATTGACCAATAACAGAAATAACTTCCTTAGGAACAACTTCATTCATTGTTTCTTCCATAATCTCGAAGAGAACGTTTTTGTTAGTTCTGTAGAGTTGATATGTACCACAAAGTTCATTAAGTTCAGCACGAAGAACGTCATTAACATCTTCAACTGTCTTATTTGCGAACTCTGTAGGAACTTGTTTCTTAGCCGCATAGAGGGCTAATTCTTTAATCTTTTTAATATCTGACATTATTTTCACCCTCCTTTTATATTACCTGAATTTTTACTGCAGGTTGACCATCAGGCATTGTTGTAAGTTCAACAACTTGAAGTACAAAATCACCATCTGTAGCAGCAGTCGTACTAAGAGTACCATTTGCAAGAGCATATAAACCATCAGTTGATGTAATTGCAGTTACAATTGCACCCTCAGTTAAAGTAGTTGTATAAGCATTTGTTGTGAATACGTCACCAGTTTTAAGATAACCTACACGAGGATATTCACCAGCTTTTACTTTGAAATTTTTAAGACCAGTTGCTCTCTCGTAAATTCTTTCTGCAGTGTAGTTAAGACCAACAAGACCTGTGAAAGAATCTGCAGTACCTACAGTACCAGCAACTTTATCAACTTTTACAACCCAACCATTTTCGAGATCTTCCGTAGCCTTGCATTGAGATTCGATGTTGCCATCGTGAAGGAAAGAACAACGATTAGGTTCTACCTGGCCATAGCCAGTACCGTTTAATAAAACAGCCATTTTATCTAACCTCCGTTAAATTAATCTTCTTCTTTAAAATACTTAGCCATAAGCGCGGCCGCACCAGAATAAGAAGGTTTACCTTCTACATCTTTTAAGACCTCTTTTGTGGCTTTGTTGAATAATGTGTCTTCATTTGCATTAACAACTGCTAATGCAATTTCACTCTTTAAACTATTAAGAGTATAAGTGTCAATGTTCTCTTTAAATTCTTCTGTCTTTTCTTGGGGAAGAACTTCTGCATACTTATCAATCAAATCTGATTTTTGAGCTTTTTCCTGCTCAAGTTTGTAGGTTTGAAGTTCTTCAACTTGTGCTTCGAGTTCTTTGATTCTAGCTTGTGCTTCGACATACTTGGACTCGAAATCTTCAGTAGTTTCGTTTTCTTCGCCTTCTGCGCCGTCTTCAGTTTCAACTTCTGTTTCTTCAGTTTCAGTTACTTCTTCAGCTTCTTCTACCTCTTCAACTTCTTCTGTCTCTGCTGGCACATCCTCAGCTTCAGTTTCAGTTTCTTCAGTTTCTTCTGTTTCTAACTCATTTTCAGTAGCAACTTCTTCAACTGTTTCAACTGTTTCCTCTGCTTCTGGGGCATCTGCTTCATTCTCAACTACAGGTTCTTCTTGCACTTGTTCAATTTTTTCTTCATCCATTGTTTCCGTGCCTCCTATAATCTCATTTGTTGCAGAGAAATTATAATTCTTTAATTCTTTAATAAGATTAGTTGCATCTGTTAAGTTGTAGAATGCCGCACCCTCAAAACAAGGTTCTACATCTTGTCCTAATGCAGTTAATCCTAAAAAACAACCATCTGTGAATTCGAAATACTCAACTGCGCCATCTCTTTTCCATTCACCTTTTGCACTATCAACGCAAAGTTCCATTGATTGTGCTTTTCCTGGCAGTGCGCGCGCAGCTTCGTATCTTGCTGTCCATAAGAAGATATCACAGCACGCATAATTTCTCAAAACTCCATCTTTATCAAGATGATCTTCCCATTGGACATTAGGATTTTCAGGAACTACGCCATAAGCAACAAATTGCTCTCTGTCAAGTCCGTGGTCAGTGAAGTCTTTGTTTTCCTGGTCCCAAATCCCACCAACAGGTGAATAAGGAAGAGTAGATAATAATTTATCTGCAAACTCCTTCGTAATATAAGTGAGATTTCTGTTCAGACCAGTATAAAAAATTCTTACCCTCGCCTTTGATAAAGTTGGATTTATTTTCTGAACATCTCCTACAGGAGAGATTGAAAACGTAATTCGACTATTTAATTCTCTTTCCATTATCATTGCCCTCCTGAGTTTTTGTTCTTAATAGTTTGTTCGGCTTGCTCAGTTTCGTCAACTGAAGCGCCCTCTGATTCCGCTTGTCGTTGTTCTTCTTCAGTAAGTTTTTGTTTTTCTGAATCTGCTTGATTACCACTTTCAGTATGTGAAGAACGAAGTGGAACCATAACTGTTTGCATATCAAGTAGGTCAATTTCAAGTTTCTTCATATCGAGCAATTGATTTTGTTCTAATCCCATTGCAAGACTTGGAATAAAGAAACTAAAACCATATTGCGCCGCGTTCATTGTTTGAGATAAATAATCTTTTTGATTGTATTGACCAACTGGAAGAATTTCTACTCCAAAATTAATTTTTTTATTTGAAAAATGAGCATTAATTAAATTCTTTAACCAAATAGAAAAAGAATTTGCTAACACCATCATTGTACAAATATCATTTTGAATTGATTTTTCAAGTGAAGTATTTGTATCTGCTGAAAAGATTTGCTTACTAACACCTGATTCAGAGTAAAATACTTTTTCTATTTTTTCAAGATTATTTTTTATTGTTGCATCAGTATCATGAACCTGATGAATCTTAATTTTACCATAAGTAGTAATTGCATCAAGATTTTCATTTCCTTCAGCAATTTTCTTTAAACCTTTATGAAGCTCAAGTGCTTCATCGGGTTCAAGAACTAGATTACCATCCGCTAAGTGTTCAATTTCTTGTGCTATGACCGCGCGTAAGTCTTGTTTATCTCTTGCTTTTTCAAGATTAATATAATCATTAAAATTAATTACTGCAGGAATAACAGGAGAAAAGAAAGGTCTTTCTTCATAAAGTTCAAAATGGATGCCAATCTCACTAGGAAGTTTAATCCAAGTTGATTTTCTTTTACCTTTTTTATACTTCTTATATTCATTTTTTACTTCTTTAGGAAAACTTTCAAGTGCAGCCGCGCGCAACTCATCATCAGTCATTTTATCAAACCATTTAAGGTCTAATTCAATAATATCTACTCCAGTAAAACTTTTATATCTCGATCTACAATAACTATAAGGTAAATCTTGAACACAAAATTCGCCATCTACTTCTTTTACTATTCCATAATATGCACCATCGAGTAAAACTTTTAATGCAAAACGACGGCATAACTGTTCAAAATTAAGAGAGTTAATAAATTCAAGTGCTTCAAAATATTTCTCTGCATTTTTCTTCTCAGTAATTTTTCCTTTATTCCCTATCATATGGGGAATGAGAAGTGGAGTATAATATAGAATTGTTGCATAGTAACATAAAAGTTTCTTATAAAATCCATTTGAATAAAAGAAGAAATTAGATAATTCTTTTAGTGACTCTGGGTCTCCTGTTGCGATAATGTCTTCTGCTTCTTCTTTTGTATATGTTGTTACCTTTCTTGCGCGAGTTCTTTCGCTTAAAAAATCATTTCTACTTTCATATTCTCTAGGATCTAATGCAATATAAGGCTCACTCTTTTTTGCAAACTCGAAAAATCTGTTAACGGGCTGATTAGTTTCTTGATTTAATTTTTCTTCTTCCACTAATTCTCCCTCCTTTAATTATAAAAGAAAAGAGTACGCTTTCCTTGACGAGAACGGAGTTTCTTATACCATTCTTCTTCTAATTCTTTTATGCGCCAGAGTCCATATTCGAAAGCCGAAAATTTATCCTTCATCATATTAGAATTAATTTTTTCTAGTTTTATATCATTACCTGCACCTTTTAATTTTAAATTCGCCATTTCTTCAAATAAACGAGTGGTCATTTCGTGTGGTAATATGCGCGCAATCCTTTTCTCTATCTTCATTGATTGACCAGCTTTAGAACTCATTAAACGAGTTTTTATTTCTTGCTCACGAACAAGGAATTTAACTTTACCACTAAAGATTTTATTATAACAATTTCCATCTATTTGTGGTTGAAGTGTTGCATTTGCCTTTATACCATATATAAGAGGAATATTTCGAGGATACATTTTTTTAGAATGAGAATCCTTTACTGCACCCGCATTAACTGAACAATATCCAGGATAGGTTTTTCCATAAACGGGGTCATAGGTTTCTTGAGCCAAGAAATCTACAAGTCCAATTCCAAGTCCATTAGCATCTATTACTAATTCTTTTGGTTGAAAGGCATCTACAAGTCGTTTAATTTCTAAAGACTGTATTGGAAGTGCTTTTTCTTCTTTCGTTTTTCCAAGCACTTGAATATTTACTAAATTACAAGTAAATTCTGATTCATGCGGAAATACTTTAAAAATACAAGCTACGGTTTGACAATTAAGTCTACCTATATCCACTGATATAATGTAGAATTCTTTACCTCCAACTCTAATATTTTGTTGTCGTTCGGGGTTGATTAATTTTCTATATTTTGTCATCTTGTCATAATCGAACCAACTATCATTCCCGCCACCTGTCCAAAGTGCCATATATTCACGTGCAAAAGAGTCTTCTTTATAAGTTGGACTCATTTTAATTTCTCTCATAAAATTACGGTCAAGTAGGCCCGCCTGCATAGGTACTCTATAATCACATCCCCATACGAAAGCAGATTTAGGAGTAATTATCTCGAGTTCGAGTATTTCTATAAGCTTTTGATAAGCATAGGAATTCTTTTGTCCCGCTGATGTCATAAAGTATTGTGCTTGGTGAGGTTCTTTTGGGTTTACCAGGCCCGCACGTGTTCTTCTATTAACATTCAAAAGCGGAATTACAATTTCATTTAATGTGTCTCCATCGTGGTCTCTAATTTCGTCAACAAGTCCAAAATGACGACGTCCACCACGAGTGGTATCTAATGCGCCGACGACATCAAAAATTGAACCATTTCTAAAAGTCATTTTAACGTAGTCTGCTCCAGCATTGTAATTATCCCCAACTAATTCTTTTCGTAAAAGAGGGAATAAATCAAGTATTTCATCAATTTTTTCTTTTGCGATTTTTGCTGACTGTTCTTTCTTTGGCGCGCAAATGAAACATTTACTACCAGGAAGAAAAATACATTTTAATATCATAGCCAGCATAGTAATGAAAGTTTTTGAAAACGCACGAGGCGCAGTACAATAATGATAACGATATCTTAAACAGGCGCGCAGGAATATTTTTTGATAAAAGAATAATTTAAAATTACTTTCGACAGGAGTTATTAATTCAATAAACTTATCAGGATATACAGTAAAATAATTCATATATTTAGTATACAAATCCCAGTTCTTTTCAATTCTTTCTCTTGTCATTATTGCGCCTTTTTCAAGCTCAATTCCATTCCGATAATAATGAAAAGTACCATTATCATCTTGTACAGTTTCAATTTTAGTACTTCTATCTTTTAATTCTATATTCATATACCTGCCTCCTCGTCGAAGTCATCATCATATCCTTCGGCGTCAAAGTCATCAAGTTCTTCTTCGTCGGGAATAGCAAGTATAGATTCTTCCATAGCATCTGCTGCCTTAAGCGCTTCAATTCTTCTATCAACATCTTCGCCAATACCAGTTTCATTCTTATATAAATTACGAATCCAAGTTTGCACATCTTTCATTACTGTATCAACTTGGTCTCTCGGCGTGTCATCATAAAAATCATTTAACCAACCTAACTTTTCACAATATGCAAAAACTTCGCCAAAAGAATCAAAATCATTCGCATT